AATTAGCCGCCATCATAACTCCAAAAACTATTTTTTTCTCTTCATTGAAATAATACCTTTTCTCATCCTTATTGAATGCTATAAAGGTTTTTCTATGAGCAGGATGTTCTACTAGCGAATTGTAATCAACACCGCTTTCCTTACTATCATCAATTATCAATTCGTAGAATGGTAACATAAATCCAAAGTTAATAATAAAATTTTTAATATAAACAAATTTATTTTTATTTTTTTTATCCTATAATTGTACTCACAGCTTTTACTTTCGTAGTTTGTTGCTGTTGCTTGGTTATATCGGAATCCAAAACCACTACTTTAATAACATTTTGCGAAGTTTGATCCCCTTGATTATTATCGGTAATTGCATTGTTTACACCGCCACCACCTTTTGTTGCACTTGGTATTGTAGGTGCTGAAACACTTGGACCAGCTTTCAAAATACTTTTAGCTTTTCCTACTGCATTTAAAATAGCTCCCACTTGTGAAGCATAGAATAAAGGAAATGCAAAAGCCGCTCCCGGTCCTGTTGCCGCTGCAGATTGTTGAGCTATTGTTAACCCTTTAATGTAAGCAGTTGCAGTATTCACAGCAAGTTCAGCAATTGCGAAAGTTTTTTGAGCTGCTATGTTTTTTTCAAATAATCCAGATATAGCACCAAAGATATTACCGATACTATTAGCAATTTCTAATTTAGCATCGAATAAAGTTTGATCTATTTGTATTTGCCTATTCTTTGACTCTTCGGTAATTGCTTCTACATTTGCAGCGTGTTGCGCACCGATTGCAATTAGTTCAGCATTATTACCAAATGCAGCCGCTTTCTTTTGTTCAAAATCCAAGGCTTCAAGCTCTAATTTTTTTGTTTGCGTATCCTGAAAGTTTTGTTCAAGTATTCGTATATCATTTTCAATTTGTGCTTTTGCCATTGCATTTAATGCAGCAGTTTTTTTGTCGTTTGTTTCTTTGTCTTTTGCTTCTTTCTCTAATGTTTGTTTATCTATTAAGGCTTTCTCATCAATACCCTGTTGAATCTTTAATTGATTTTCAAGTTCAATAAATCCTTTTTTTGCACCGTATTGAGTTTTTAAATCTTCAAGTTCCCTTTTGTGTTTTTCTTTTAAAATAAGTTGCTCCCTTAAATCAGCATCAAGAATATTAGCTAAGGTTAAATCAATTATTTTGCGGTCTAGTTCCTGTTGCTCTTTTGTTGCTTGTTCATTTTTTAATTTCTTTTCTTTTTGCGCTTGTTCATTTTGTTTTGCAATTGCATCGTTTTGAGCTTTCAAATTTTTTGCATTGTCATTTAATAAATCAGCCGCTTCTTTTTCTCTTGCTGCTTTTTGTTGAGCAGTTTCTTTTGTAATAAGTTTTGCGTTTATATTTAAAGCATTGTCTGCTCTTTTATTTAGAATGTCTGCCTCTTCTTTTGAGGTTCTACTCAATAGAAGTAATCTTTGATATTCTAAACCTTCTTCCGATACAAATGTGGAGTTCAAGATTTCAAGCTCACTTTTACCTTTTAGCTGTTTTCTTAAAGTATCATTTTTATCTAAAATCTCATTAGCCTTTGAAGCAGCGTATTTAGATTTTTCATTTTTCATTTGTGATTCTGTAAGCAATGATTCAATCTTTGCTTCATTGATTTTCATTAAGATTCTATTTTTAGCGCCATCTACATAATCCTTTTGCGTAATGTTTACTTGTTTTAAAAATAGATTTTCATTAGTTAGGTTTTTAAGAGTAGTTCCGTATTGGTCATTAATTTTTTTAATAGCAATGGCTCTTTCTTCACTACCTGTTTTTAGTTTTTTTAATGCTTCAATCTGTGAGTTGAATGTTTTTATTTCAATCTCACCACTTGCTCTAGCTTTTGTCGCTGTATCATTGAGTGCCTTTTGACTTTCATCAGCCTCTTTTGTTTTATTAGAAAATGCAAATAAAGCACCAGCGGCTAATGTTATTAAACCAACTAATATTAAAATCGGATTAGCGTTCATGGCTGCATTTAAAGCTCTTTGTGTAACTGTAGCTGTTCCATTAGCAACTGCTTGAGCAGCGGTAGCAGTAGATAGACCAGCAAAGGCTTTAACAACTACGTTTCTAATTGATGAGGCAACGTCTAATAAATCGTTTTTCATCTCTTTAAATTGGCTTAAACCTTGTGTTAATGCCAATGCAGATTGAACTTTCAAAAGAGCTTCTTGAGTCTTTTTGCTTTCAGTACCAAACAACCCTTGAGCAGCGGTCACTATCTGGAAACCATTTGCAGCGGCCTGCGCTCCCCTCACAAATTTACCGAAGGACTTTTCAGGGTCGGCATCGGATATAGCATCCCCTACGTCACGCATAGCCATTTTTATCTCACCAGCTCTATTAGCCGCAACCTTAAAGGCTTCACTTGCGGGATCTAAATTCTGAAGCTGAATGTTCAACTTTTTTAATTCAGTACGTAAATTAGTAAACGACTTGCTAGCATTTTCACCTTCAGACTTTAAGCCCTTAACACTATCCCCTACTTTCTTAACATCAGTAGCGGCGTTGTTGGTATTTACTTTTACATCAAATATAATAGTTTCCATTTCTTAAAGTTGGTTTATAGTGAATTGAGCTGAAGGTGTAGATGGTGAAGGACTCGCAGCAGCATAATAAGCCAACGAAACAAGTGTATTTGTAACACTAAAAAACACCTCGAAATAATCAGTCGCAACCCCTTGAATTAAAAAGTTCTTTGTAAATAAACTATGACCATGAACCCCACCATGCGTTGAAGGAATACTAGCCAATCCATTACTAGAAACAATATTTGTACCATTTTTTTTAATCCATACATTCGCATCATGCTCTTGATTATCGGTATTTAGAAATTGCAAAACGATTGACAAATTATAAAAGCCAGCATTCTGTAAAGTTATTTTAGTATCAGTAACAACAGTTATTCCACTAGATAAATTCAATGCCCTAAACTTAACCGCATAGCCAGTGTTTATGACCGCTGCTGTTTGGTTCTGTATATCGTTATAAGTAGCAAAAGTTTTAGTACCCAAATCAGTTATGATTTCGTTTATCAATCCACCTGAATTAATGTACATTAATCCTGTCACTCCATCAACGTAAATTTCATACGGATAAATATCAGTAGCTATCCACGTGCCATCCCTATGATCGTTTGATGTTGGAATAGTAGGAACGCCCGTCCCATGTTTTAATATTATTCTTCTAGTTTCATCACTCATCTCTTAATATATTTGAATTTTTACTTGTTCCATTTTTGCCGCCTAGCATTTTATAAACGTCCTCATCTATTGAATTAGAACCGCCATAAATAATATCAGCATTCTTTGACTGGTATGGTAATTCTGCAATTGTTGAAGTCACAACTATTGAAAGCCTCCGCATGGATGAAACGTCTATCGTTGTATCACTTTTTAAAGCTATTTGAACAGTGCCATTTGCATCCAAATAATAAGCACTCGTTAAGCTTTCTTCTTCAGAAGACCAAAGCCCACCGTTTACAAAATAAGAACTATCGAAATCATACAACTTTTGAAGCTCTAAAAGTGAAGGTAAATAAAAGCCAACACTTACAGCATTTGCGGCGTAAGCTCCTGGTCCTTGCAAGTCTTTTATTTGTTCAGTGTTAAAATATCCCCACTCTTTATCGTTGGCTTCGGTAAGTACATTTGTCAAAGACCAAGGAATGTTTGGAACAATTTGATAGCTTTGTAAGATATACAAATCAGTTACTTCTATATCGTATATTAATGGTACTGCCATTATGGTATGAATTTTAATAGTTCAACTTTCGTGCTTTCGTAAGCATCGGAATCAAAATCACTAATTAAGTTCAGCTTATAAAGAACTCCTTCAATCATTATTAGTTTCTTAAAATCAATGCTTAAAATTTCTTTGCTCGTTAATTTAATATATATTTCGATTAGCTTAGAACTTTTGCTTGTTATTTCTTTTATGTTTTTTTCGTGAAACCTATTGAATAAATTTAATGTCGGTACTGTATCAATTTTATCAAAGCGCACCTCCCTAGTTTCAAAATGTAAATCCCACTTTGGATTTAAAAAATTTGTATCATTTATTTCAAAATTAAAATGATGAACAACGGGATAATTTTGATAAGTAGTATCTAATGTTAAATTATCTTTTCGTATTACAACTTTACCAATATACAATCCATTGTAAAATGTAAGCAACCCTTTACCCTTGTAAGTCTTTGCAACGCCGTTATCAATAGTGTATATTTGAGGGATTACTAAGTCATTCATTTTAACGGGTACGTATTGAGCGAATGGCAATTGCCAAACTTTATCCCCCGTCTTAAAAGTATCTTCAACTTCGTAGTTAAAATTCCCAAAAGTTTTTTTGCTAGCTTTTAAATACAAGTCATTATAATAATCCTTTTCAGCACTCCATTTAAATTGGTAATTTTTACCTTCAATCAATGAAGCTGAATTAATAATTATCTCTTTGCTATGGTCAACTTTATTCGTCCAATCTAAATAGTTTTTATAATCTTTGCCATAATATTCGTTGATAGTATAAATGCTTACTTTGCTATCTACAGCATCTGTAATATACAAATTGAACATTGATATAATACCGCTTAAAAATTCAGAGCAAGTAATATCAGGAAGCAACGTACCCACTTCAATAATAGAATCATCTGTTATCACTCCGTCAATAGCGGTAAATAATAAAGTGCCATCGTAAAAATCATAGTTCAAATTGTAAACGGTCAAATTATCAGGTGTAACTTCTAAAGATAATAAAAACTTTAATTCTATTTTATCCGAAATAGAGCAATCAATATCGGTATTAAAAGAAATAGTTATTTCGTTGTTTGTTTTAGTAATTCCAAAGGGGGCTGTGTTTATAATAATTCCATTTTTATAAATAAGAATCTTTGAAAAATCATTTACATTTAAATTAGTTGCAGAAGTTACCTTGTATTTTGTTGTATAACTTAAATTATACTTTCCTGTTGCAGGAATAGTTATAACTCCATTTTGTATTGTTGTTTTATTGGTTGATGGTATAAACGTACCTTTTAATAAATTCCCTTGTAAAACGTAATTTACAAAAAAATAGTAATAATACTGAGAAGGCAAAACCTTTACACCCTCATAAATATTTGTTAACTCCAACTTCCTAGCTAACTTTTCAGCATTGCTAATCCTTAATTTTTCCCCACCTGAAGAACCATAAATCAATCTTTTGAAATCTAAGGTATTTATAAAATCAGTATCTAAATTGTTAATCGTTAATCCTATGAATTTAAAAATCTTTGTTAAACATTCCCTCGCATACACATAAGGAATTAAATCAGTAACCTTGTAAACATTCGTGTTCAAAGGTGTTGGATAACCATAGTTAATGAGTGGATAAACGTATCCTTTTGCCTTTGGACTTTTACCGCCATTGAAGTCAAAATTTCTAACTGAAGTGCCATTTATTTTAATTGTACTATCCCAACTCTTTGTAATATTATCAGCATTCAAATTATGGTTATATTCGCTCCACCCTAACTCGCTTAATTTCTTGTTTTTTAATTCAGCAAAATAATCTACGATATTGGAATATAAAATGCAACTGAATGAATAATCCCCATTTACTTTTTTTACGTTCGTCAATTGTAGTTGGCCTGAAAATATTAACAAGTCATCTTTGAAATAATTGCAAGGTGCTTTTAATGAAGGATTGAAAATTGTAAACTCGTTTCCCGTTCCATCAGTAGCCAATCCAAAAGCTGAAGTAAAAAACCTTAAGTTATTTGAAGTGCCAGGAATGTCAATTGACTTACTGAATGATCTAGTTCTGCTTTGAGGTTGTTTCACATCAGCAACTGAGAAAGTTATCGGAACCGCCACATCGTTTGACAAGTCAATTAAATAATTATTTACAAGTAACTTTGAACTCATAAGGTAACACTTTTAGATTGATGAGGTAAAGTTACATCTAAGATTTCGTTAAACAATTCATCATTGTACAAGTCTTGTTTTAGTTGGTATGTTGAATTATTGATAATAATATTCTTGTAAATATAAAGCCCTTCCATCATGTACACTAAAGGACTTTCATAAATCTGAACCAAGTAATTTTGTTCATAAGCTTTAAGCCATCCACTTACTATCTGTATTTTTTTAATAATGTTTTTTTGATACGATTGAACGCCCGTATTTTGAGTGGAATAGTTGTAAGTATTTGTATCAGCATTCCAAGCCCCTAAATAAGATTGAAAAGTTTTATCCTGAATCGTTGCTGAATAAATATTGTTATGTGTAAATATAAAATTATCATAAGCACCGAACCTATTAAGCCATTGAACGGATGTTTGTGTTTTGTCGCAATCAGTTAATTGTAAAGTTAATGTTTTCACTTCGGTGCAAGTGTCATCTGTTGCATCGTTACGAACATACACATTTAAGCTCCGCATATTGACCGCTACATTTGTAGGAGAAAAGCCCAAAGCAATTAGACTAGTAGCGCTTATTTTTACAGTAAGCATACCAACTGCAATAAAACCACTTGACCTAGTATCAATTATTGCACCTGCTGAATTTTTCATCTGAATATCAATGACCTTTGTAGCTCCTGAAGGATTGATAAAGTTTAAATACACTTCACTCGAAGCATTGAAAGTAATATTGTTATTATCAGTCATAAACAAACCCTTGCTTGCTGCTGAAATAGCTGAATACTTAACACTATCATAAGCATTAAAATCGTAAGCGCTTAGACATGATTTGAATATTACCTTTGTAGCTCCCGTTGTGACTGCTGAAAACGTCAATGTAGTTGAAACGTAATACTTTGCTTTTACTGTTATATAAACGCTCGCAGTGTTACCACTTAAAGCAACAAAACTACTTTGATTAATTTTGCTTTTATTCACGTATGACTTTACATAGTCGCTAATATCAATGTGACCATAAGAATTGGTTGAAGCATTGAAATCATTAAAGACCTCTACATTTGCTATACTTGCATTGTTGACAAATATTTCAACTAGAAAACTTAATTTACTTTGATTTAATACGTTATTCCATATCCAAGCGTAAAGCACCTGGTTGTCGGAAGGCGTGTAAGCTTGCGGTGTTTGTGTAATTGTTAAAGCCATTTTAATTAGGTTTTTTAATAGCTGTTTTTATTGATTTGCCTAAAACAAAACTTATTTCTTTGCTCATTTGTTTGATTCTTTTATCAGTTACTACATTGTCATAGAAAGGTCTTGGAGCTTGTCCGTAATTTCTAATCTTATTTATTATTAAAAATATATATTGGTCACGTTCCAACTCTTCAGGGACTTCAACGCCCTTTTCAGTAATCCACATATCAATAGCTTGTTTAAAGCTTACACCTGTATCCAATCCCTTGCCATGAGTAGGCGCTCCCCTATCGAATAAAATACCATTTACACCATAGTTGATATACTTCCAATAGTGATTTGCTTCGGCTTCAATAGTTAGCAAGCCATTTGCATTTGTTGGCTCTTCCTTTATTTGCAATGATTGAGCTAATTGGTAACTTGCATTTATACCAAGCCTTGCCATTTCTTTTCGCATGTCAATAATTAGATTATCAACTAAGTCACTAACTAATAATTCAAGAGCTGAACCATCCTTGTTTTTAAGGACATCATCTGCATTTCTAAAATTATCTAAGTCTAAGCTACCCACGTTTTATATTCCTTATTTGTTCTTTGGCTTTAAAGTTAAGAAAATTTACGTAATGATTAAATGTAAATATATTTAATTTAGTCACATCGTCCCAACTCATCCTATATTCTTTTGAAATCATATCGATTAATTGCTCCCAAAGCCAAAGGTTTGTATTTTCCTTAGCTCCCTCTTTTGGAGGACCGTATGCCTTTTCATTTGTTTCATTGATTCGAGAAAAAAAAAAGTAAGCACGTTCAAGTAAGTAGGCAAGTCCATGTGACTATTAAATATTTCAGCACGTTCAAACCTTGGATACTTGATATTGGAATACTCGTCTGTTTCTCCATAATGTTTACATTGTACTGGCAAGTAACATGAAGCGGCTAGTAATGCAGGGTTCTTTTCAAAGTCACTTTTAGAAATATCAATATGCCATCCAATCCCAACTTTCATAGGGTCTACAAGCTTATAATCCAAGCCCTCTATTGTTATGATTTTCTTTGGATCGGTTATTTTAAAGCCGTCAAATAAATCAATGCAATAGTAAAATATATTAGTTAAATCTTTGAAGTCTACTTGGTAAAGTTTCTCCAATGGCTCTCCCGTTATGCCAGCCACAAAGTTAACAATAGTATCTAGGTCCAAATCTTCAGCTCTATATTTTTCATCGTTCAATATATCAATGTGCCTTATTCTTAAGTCATTGATTGTCTTCGGTACTTTTATCTTCATATCTTATCAATATAATATTTGCCACTAAATTTATCTTTGCTCGTAAAGTAATATCTAATCCCATCAATACAATTATGTACTAATATGCCATTTGCAAAATACTCGTGACAATCTTCTACCATAATATCATAAACTTGAGCTTGATAACTTTCTCCTAATTCTAAGTGCTTTAGCTTTGCAGTTTTGATGGCAGTATTTACTTCTATCTGGGAATGGCGTTTTATATTCCTTTTCACATACCGTACAATTTCGCAAAAAATATTCTCTTTTATTCCAACACGCTTTTCCATGTTCTGAATGCCATTGTAATCCTTCTGCTGATTTATGCCATTCTTTTGCCTTTTCAATACCTTTCGCATGAAAGTCTTTAAACCATTCAGGATTGTTTTTAAATCTTTGTTTACCCGTAAACCTTTTATGTAAAGTTTTATAAACCAAATTAAGATTTGATATTTCATTATTGTAGGTATTATTGTCAATGTGGTGAATATCATATCCTTTTGGAATTTCGCCTTTATAATACTTCCAAACTTCTGTATGTAATCTTTTTGTTCCTCTACTAAAATATCTTTCGTCTTTGTAAAGTTTATAATCTTTTCCGTTAAAACATTGAACAGGAATAGTAAGTCCTGACTTTGTAGTTTTGATATTGGTTTCCATTCCTTTTTAGTTTTTATTTTATGTTCTTTTGTTGAACACAAAGATACTAAAAAAGTATCGAATTGCATCGAGTATTTATTAACACTCTTAATACCATTATCAAAAGTTTTTAATACTTTTTTATATCCTTTACTTGTTAAAACGTAATCACCTACTTTTATAGAGTCTATTCTAATATCACCTTTATTTGTTCTTATCATTGTCTCACCTACAAAACAATGATTAAAGGCATCAATAGGTTTATTTAACTTTGTGCCAGCTCTATCAGTGTCCCAGGTGTACATTCTAAGTTCTTTAATTAAATTAACACTTTGCGAAGTTACAAAAAATTTATTCTCTTGCATTCTTTGAATACCAAACATTATACTATCTTTTCCTTTTTCAGCAGGTCGAATATTTAAGCCAAAGTTTTTTAACTCTTGAATGCTTTTAGGTTCGGCACTATCAGCATAAATGTAGACATCATTTAAACCGCCTTTTGCATTAAATAGTTTTGCTATCTCATTATTCGTTAATCCTGTTTGATAAATCAACTCATCGTAATAATATAAATTATTATATTGATAAATTGCTGTGATTGTTGTCGGATCGTTTGAATATCCAAAATCGCAACCATAAGCCATTAACTTTGCATCAATAGGTATATTATCAACTTGTTGCCAATCACTAAACACAACCCCTTGTAGTGACCCTATTTCTCCAAGTCCATAAACATTATACCAGTTTCGCCAATATTCAGAAGTCAAAGATTTTATTTTAGCTTTCTCAATAAAACTCTTAGCACTTTCAGGACATGACTCGTTATCTAAATAGTTTATCGTTAAAAAATCAACGTCCTCATCATCTTTTAAATCGGTGTGAAACCAAAATGCATTTGTTGGATTCCAATCCAAATATATACATTGTTTAGTTCTTGAAGCTAGTTCAGTGTATGAATGAAAAGTCATATTATTACACTCATTCATGTAAAGAATGTCACGCCTTGCACCTCTTAATTTAGCATCGTTATCAGCTGAAAAAAATTCAATTTGTGATCCATTACCAAAAGTATATTTATAATCCGAAGCATTCCATCTTTCATCAAACCACCTACTTGTTAATGTCATGATCTTCTTAAAGTCTTTCATTGCTCCCCTCTTAAGATGAGGAATAGACTCAGCAACAACACTAACTTCTAATAAAGGATGTATTGTACATTGATTAATAAGAATAGGTAATATACCAAATGTTTTGCCAGCCGAAGTTCCACCTTGTACACCCCTTACAAACTTTTTTAAAGTAAGTATCTTATTGATTGCTGTCGTTCTCTTGAACATCTGGGAACAATGGTTGTTCGTATTTTATCTCATGCTGTTGCTTGTCAATTAATCCAAGTTTTTTGGCTATTAAGTTAGCATTAAACAAACCAACCGAAGCACCTCTAAAGTTATGTACAAAGCAATTTCTCTTTATACGTGTAATGATAGTCGAATATTCAGAATACTTATTGTCTTTGTTTGCAGAATAATCTGATAAATGAGAAATAATATCTTTATCCTCTAAGTAGCATTCAAAGCCTTCAAAAGTTATAGGTGTTTCTAAAGGTGTTTTTTCAATCCTTCCATCTTTACCTACATACTCAACTTTATACATTGGATTATTTTTCTCATATATAACATAATCTTCAAATAAACTCCAAAGTTTTTCAGGTGTTTCTATATACTTATGTTTTGGCATTGTAGTTATTAATTAGGCATTGAATTACATCTCTTAAGCATCCTTGA